TTGTTACTTTTTGGTAGCCTGCAATAAGCTCACCTTGCTTAGTGACAACAGCTTCCAGTTCTTCAATACGATTGCACATTCTCTCATACTCCTGAATGCCACCTTCAATTTGAGCTTGCGCTTTTTGTTCCATGTAGCTCATTATAAATGCTCCGCTGGGAATTCTAGTTTCCAACTGGAAAACCCTTATTGATGGGTGTTCTCATCCTCATTCTACCCGTACTGATAGACATTCTCAATCGCTCGGTTGAGAGTGATAACCGATATCAATGGCCGGGAGGGGGATGGAAGCGGGAAGCCGGCGGACGTTATACGCATACCATTTTTTTCTATATCACTCCCTTTATCATCTATTATATCTTTACGCTCCAGATTCTCACCAACTTTCTACCAACCAGCTTATCAATATCTAACGTATATTCGCCGATGAGGCGCATGTACTATTGACTGTGTGGAGTGATATAATATAGATATCTTAAGGAGCGACACGATGTGGGCATTAGATAACGCACTAACTTTTATTCGTAGTAACCAGCCAGCTGCAATGGATGCAGGTTATTATTTAGCACTAGCCGGTGGTGTTCTAAACAAAGGCTTTAGTACTAATGATTTAGACGTCGTTGCTGTTCCACGTCAGCAACAACACTCTAGAAAAGAACTGCTTAGCCTTTTCCCAGGCGTACAGCCAAGTGGCAGAGTGTATGCAGCAACTGTATACGAAATTAAAGCAGACCAGGTTGATCTTATCATTATTGATAGCGAACCTTACGCCGGAGCAGAACAATGTTAACATCAAATGCTTTAGTTGAGCTTTACCATGAGCTTATGCACAATCGTAAGGGCTCAGGTCCAGACGGTGTTGTAATTCAGCAAGACTTTATTGACTACCAGAACCGTGTAGTTAAGACAGTTCATCGTCTTGAAGTACGTCTGTTCTTAGCTAATAACCGTATTCAAGCATTAAGCCGTGCGCTTAACCAGTGTATGACTGGCGTATACAATGACGGCCTTGGTATGGCACCATTTGATTGTGATCCTGAGCTAGAGCTTAAGTCAGCAGACGAAACTGGTAATTACTTAAACTTGATCCACTCTATGAGTAAAGAAATTCAAAAGCAGAAAGATCGTGCAAATGATAGCGAAGCCTTGGTTGAGCAACTTCGCAAAGAAATTGAGGAGCTTAACAATGAAGATTAAAAGCAAACGTGAGTTAGAAGATAACCTACACAGTATTGGTGTTGCTATGCGAATCTTAACCCGGCTAGAGAGCGATGATATTGATGTACAGTCTCTTTACACTGCAGTAGCCCAGCTAACTCAAGCCAATAACTATGTCAACCAGCTTATTGGTGCTGTAACTGCCAACCGTAATGTTATTGAGCCTAGTGTGGAATCTCCGCTTGATGTTCCACATGAGAAGATGCGTGATCAGCGAGCCAAACAGCTGAAAGACATTGCTATTATTGTCAGGGACGCTATGACTGCACAAGAAAAGCTTGAGCTTAGCATTGCAGAAGAAGTAGCTAAAGGCGTCACTGGTTTTGGAGCAAAAAATGGTTAAGCTATTCAAAAAGTTGCTTGCTAAGCTTATGCCTATGCGAGACAATACCATTTACACGGCACGTATCTTTATTATATTTCAGCAGATGCCTTATTACTCATCGGCTATGTTGACTAAGCAGTTTAATGCTAGACAACTTAAAGCAGTAAGTCATGCAATAAAGAGTAATGAGATATCTACTCTTAAAGAATACCCTGGTAACTATATAACTAAGCATATGAAAATAACTGGTAATGAGTGTACCATTCTGTTAGAACGTATACATACTGTTTAATAAGTGTTATAATATCTTTACTTAATTAGGAAAGCTATCATGACTCTTACATACCAATATGATAAATACCGTGGCAAATGTAAAGAATACTGCGATGCTGCAGTAGCTGCTGACTCCACACTAACTCTTGTGCGCGGTCACTACTGGTGCCCGGTCTGGGTACTGTTGAGCAGCACTGGTGGACTACTCGTCAAGACGGTTCTATCTTTGATCCTACTGCTGAGCAGTTCCCTTCACTCGGTCATGGTGAGTATACTCCATTTGATGGAACCGTAACTTGTAGTGAGTGTGGAAAAGAAGGTAAAGAAGAAGATTACCACCCAATGGGCAACTATATCTGCTGCTCAAACGCATGTTGCATGCGCCTTGTAGGATTATAATCATGATTACTTATGAACTACCTCTTGCTAAATCTTATGTAAGCCACTGGTCTACTCCTGAAGCCATCCGTGAGCTTCTTCAAAATGCTATTGACTCTGACTCACCTTTTGAGTTCGAGTTTATTGAATACTTTTCTGGCATGTTTCAGCTTCGCATTCACTCGCGGTTTACCACACTTCAGCCGTCTAGCCTAGTGTTAGGTGTTACCTCTAAAGCCGGTAACAATGATAAGATCGGTAGCTTTGGTGAAGGCTACAAAATTGCGCTGTTAGTACTTACCCGCGAAAATAAAAGTGTGACCATCTACAACGGTGAAGATACTTGGCTACCAGTATTACGTGAAAGCCAACAGTTTAAAACTGAAGTACTGCATATCTGCTCAGACAAAGCTATATCACCAAATGAAGGTTTAACCTTCGAAATTAACGGGCTAAACCACCCTGAAGTAAATACGATTAAGGCATCTTGCTTACAAATGCAAGATGATATCGGTAAAGTGCATAACGTGCCACAAGGGCAGATTCTACTTGACAAGCCTGGTATGCTGTATGTTGGTGGCTTATTTGTATGTGATACTAAGCTAAGCTACGGCTATAATGTCAGCCCAGGCCACTTACAACTTGAACGTGACCGCCAAACGGTAGCTGGTTTTGATTTGCAGTGGCTTGCCAAGGAAATGTGGTTTCAAACTGAAAAGTGGGACAGTGTAGCAGAGTTAATCTCTCAAGGTACTCCTGACCTTGAGTATGCAAACTATGGTACGCCTGAGTTGATTAAAGAAGCTTGCTACGCAAGGTTTCAGGCTGAATATCCTGATGGTGTTGTTTGTAAAAACCAAGCTGACTTAGAAGGGCTATTAAAGCGTGGCTTTACTAAAACAGTATTTGTTGAAAAATCAACATACGCTAACATTATTACTTCTTCAAATAGCTATGTACGAACAGCACCAGTTATTGAAGAAATTAAACCGCAAGACTTACTACATACTTGGTTAAAAGCTAACCGTAGCAATATGCGTAAAGATGCTATTGTATCGTTTAAGCAACTCTTTTCGACTGCCGTTAGTTGGAAGCTGAAATGATACCTAAGCTGGTTAAAGCAACTCACCCAGAACGGCCACCTTGGGCTAATTGGAAAGCAACTAACCCTGATGGCTCGGTGTGGTATTTTGAAGTTAAACCAAGGTTGGTTGTAAATCGGTATGTTACTTACAACCAAGGTAAAAAAGAGCGACTCAAATGAAGTATATTCTTTTTGAAAAGCATAAGGCTAAAACAGGTAACAAGCCACTTATGGTTGTGTTCACTGAGTCAGTAGACCATGATAAAATGGCTGAATCTATTGAACGCTTACGGTAAGGTAGCGATCACAACTGGACTTTGCCACACTACCGTCCAGTATCAGCTGGCTTTACTGATGGTAAGAAATGTTATGGGCGGAGTGAAACGCTAAACCTTAACTCACACCCTTCTGACGCGGAGCATTTATAATGAGCTACATGGAACAAAAAGCGCAAGATCAAATTGAAGGTGGCATTCAGGAGTATGAGAGAATGTGCAATCGTATTGAAGAACTGGAAGCTGTTGTCACTAAGCAAGGTGAGCTTATTGAAGGCTACCAAAAAGTAACAATGGAGCTTGTCAACACATACGCTCCATGTGATTTAGTTAATCGTATTACTGATCTTCAAGTCTTTTTAAAAGCAAACGACCAGGCTAACTATAAGGTGTATAAAGTATGAGCTTTGACCAACAACTAAAAAGGCTACATGAAGCTACAAAAGGCCAACGTGGTGTAGATACTAAGACTTGCATGGTATCTGTAGACGACCTATCTGAGCTTATTAAACAATTTTATCGTACTAATGACTTAGCTCGGGTGCAATATAAGATTATTATTGATAAGGTAACTACTAAAGCATTATTTGGCACTACGTTTGTTAAGTTATGCGATCGTATGCACAAGCAGTTTCGCTACCGTGGCTATGTTACTAACAGTCAAGCTGACGACTATGTTAGCGATGTAATGATTATACTTGGGTTAGAACAACCCAAAGATGACGACGATCTTGAAGAAGGTGACGAAGGGTATGAACAGCAAAGTAATTAACCTTGGTGACTACAGGCCACATATGGAAGGTCCAGCCTTCTGTGTGGTCTGTAAACATAAATGGACTTCTCTCCGACCTACTGGTACAGTAGAGTTGGAATGTCCTATATGTGAGCGTATGACAGGAGTTGCTTATGGGTTAATAGACTATGACGAGCCTACTCGGTGGACTTGCCATTGTGGTAATGACTTATTCAGAGTCACTCCTGACCGAACTTACTGCCCTTGCTGTGGAAAAACACAAAAAGACTTTAAGTAAGCGTGATATAATGTACTTACTTAATAAGGAAACAACATGAGCCTATTTGATGAAGTAAAGTGTATTGGTGATATCTTTCCTGAGCTGAAAGACTTACCTGAGGTAGTACAGCTTTGTAAACACTTTAAGGATATTAAAGACTATACAAAAATCAAATTCCCAGTTGCCAATGAAGTTAAAGTTGATGGTGTTTATTGCTTTGTAACTGTACTACACGACGGCCGAACCTACGCGTTTGGTCGTTCTGGTTTATTATTTACTAACCTCGGTTTTGTAGCACAACGTTTTTCCAACTGCTGCGCTGGCGTGTATATTAATGAAATCGCCAATGATTTGTTTACGCTTGAGCAGCTATCAGGTGTAACATCACCGGCCCGTGTAAACCCTCTTGAGCCTAATGTTGCTGCTGACCACTTAGCCTACACGCATGCAAACCTTCATGACTACTTAACAATTGAAGAGTTTGTAGCTGGTAGCTCTAACTGTCCTTACAGTGAACGTCGTGCGTACCTTACGGAAATTAATAAATCCGGTGAGCCTGAAGTTAAAATGGAGCTAATCCACACTCTTGAAGAGTTTGAGGCAGCGTCTGACGAAATGATTGCGCATGGTGAAGAAGGTAGCTGTGGTAAGCCACTTAGCGGTACTTGGAAGCGTGGCCGACGCGATCATAACTGCTTTAAAAAGGTCAGAGAGATTAAGCTTGACCTTGAGTGCATCCGTGTGGAAGACGGTAAAGGTAAGCGAGCAGGCATTGTTGCTAATATGTTCTTCCGTTGGAAAAATGGCACTGAGCTTAAAGCCGACCTAGGTAAAGGTTACTCTGATTTAGACCGCTTAGCCATGTACCAAAATCCACCAATCGGTAAAATCTTTTTAGTAACTGCTATGCAAGAGTCATCTGTAAACGGTGTACTACGAAAGGCTAAAGTTGGTATGATTCGTGAAGACAAGACGGTAGCAGACTTTTAGCCATTTACAACATCGGTAGACTAGCGCATAATCCCACTAAGATCATTTATCCTAGTGGGATTTTTTCATGGCAGAACCTATCAAAAAAAGCCTCGACGATCGTATCGACGCGGTATCGGCTGTATTTAAAGCAGCTGGTTATAATCCATTCGAGTCTGCTGTAAACCAAGCTATCCGTCTACAAACTCGTAACAAAGAACTGATGCTTGATGGTAAAATTGACGTAGACTGTGAAAAGCTTGAAATGTCAGTAAACTCCGACCTTTGCAAGTATGTATCGCCACAGCTTAAGTCTGTTGAAATGTCAGGCCAAGTTGATGCTAACTTGACTGGTAATACAGTAACTGTTAACCTTGCTATCGGTAACGATCAAGCAGTTAAAGCATTTACGGCGCTGTAATGGAAATTAACTTGCCACCACTTACCGATAAGCAGGGCGAAGCCTTTAATGCTATCGGTACAGAGATATTATATGGCGGAGCAGCTGGAGGAGGTAAGTCTCACCTTATGCGAGTAATGGCAATTGTTATTGCCTTAATGATACCTAATGTGCAGATTTATTTATTCCGTCGTAAGTATGCAGACTTATGGGCAAATCACGTAGATGGCCCATCTGGCTTTATGACAATGTTGTCTCCATTGATTAAAGCAAAAAAGTGTAAGGTAAACGGCTCAGATAATGAAGTGGTATTTTGGAATGGTGCTAAAATTCACTTGTGCCATTGCCAACATGAAAAGGATCGCTATAACTACCAGGGCGCTGAGATTCATGTATTACTAATTGACGAGCTTACTCACTTTACTGATGTAATCTACCGTTTCTTACGTAATCGTGTACGACTTGGCGCATTGAAAGTACCTGAAGCTGCTAAACAGCTATTTGGTGGACGTTTCCCTTTAATCTTTTGCGGTTCTAACCCTGGCGGTGTAGGTCATGGATGGGTAAAGCGTACCTTTGTCGATTCAGCTCCACACGGTAAAGCACATAAGGTAGAAAAGAAAGAAGGAGGTATGCTACGCCAGTATATTCCTGCAAAGCTTTCAGACAACCCAATTATGGCTATTACCGATCCAGATTACGCGGATCGGTTATCTGGACTTGGCTCACCTGCGTTAGTTGAAGCTATGCTTAATGGTAGTTGGAATATTGTTGCCGGCGGTGCGTTTGATGACTTATGGGACCCTAACTATATTATCTTACCTAGGTTTAAAATACCTGAAAGCTGGTATGTAGACCGCTCGTTTGACTGGGGTTCTACCCACCCATTTAGCGTAGGGTGGTGGGCAGAGGCAAATGGTGAAGAGATTACTTTACCTGATGGTGAAAAGCTTTGCTTACAAGCTGGTTCGCTAATACGAATTGCTGAATGGTACGGCTGTAAAGAAATTGGTACAAATGAAGGCCTAAGGCTATCAGCTAAAGCAATCGCGCGTGGTATTATTGAGCGTGAAGAACGTATGCTCGGTCAAGACTGGATTAAAGGCAAAGTGCATATTGGTCCTGCTGATAATCAGATTCGTAATAAGCTTGAATTTGAAACAGATACAATTGAAAAGAAAATGTCTGATGAAGACGTTCATTGGTCTGAATCAGATAAACGAGCGGGTAGTCGTATTAATGGATTAGCTTTAGCTCGTGAACGGCTATCGGCAAGTATATCGAATGAAGGCCCTGGACTTTACTTCATGGATAACTGCTTAGCTACTATTGAGATTTTGCCTATTCTAAGCAGGGATGAAAAAAACGTTGAGGACATTGACGGCGATCAAGAGGACCATGTATGGGACGAGATTCGCTATCGTGTACTTGCTTCAAGTAGCCGTATTGCCACACAAGTTAAGTTAAGGATGCCTTCATGAGCAGCTCTATTCAAAATGTTTGCGCTGACGTCCGTAAACGTCTTTACGCCTGGACGCTAATCAGTGATTTTTTAGACGGTAGTGAGGCTGTTAAAAAAGCGGGTGAAAAATATCTACCGCGGCCTAACCCATCTGATGTTAGCAAAGAAAACAACACACGTTATGAAATGTACAAAATTCGTGCTATTGTATATAACGCCACTGGCCGCACACACCATTCTTTAGTAGGTCAAGTATTTGCTAAGCCAGTTAAGTATAACTTACCAACAAAGCTTAATTTATACAAAGGCAATATCGACGGTGCGGGTGTTAGCCTTGAACAGCAAATTAAGCAAGCCGTAGGCTATGCTTTAGCTTATGGCCGTACAGGCCTACTTGCCAACTTTACTTCTACTAACGGCGCTACTACAGAACAGCTATCGTCTGGTAAAGCACGACCAGTAATTAAAGTTTACTCACCATTTGACATTATCAACTACCGTGTGGATGATAATGGTATGCCAGTGCTTATTGTGCTCAAAGAAACCTATCAAGAGCAAAAGACTGAGTTTGAAGTTGATACTAAACCTCAGTTCCGTGTATTACGTAAGAAAGATGGGCTAGTGACATCGCAGATTTACCGCGTAGACACTTCTAACGAATATGCTGCGGCTGAGCTAGAGATTAGCTTAGCAGATGCTGGTGGTAAAATGCTTGATGAAATACCTTTTTGCTTTGTAGGTTCTGAAAATAATGACATTCTTACTGACTCACCACCATTGTATGACTTGGCTGAGTTAAACGCTGGCCATTATCGTAACTCAGCTGACTACGAAGAGTCATCTTATATTTGTGGCCAGCCAACACCATACGTAACTGGGCTTACACAACAATGGGTAGACGGCCCAATGAAAGGTGTCTTAGAGCTAGGCTCAAGGACAGTTATTCCTTTACCATCTGGTGCAACTGCTGGCTTGTTACAAGCTGATCCTAACACTTTGCCGAAAGAAGCAATGGAACACAAAGAACGGCAAATGTCAGCATTAGGTGCAAAGCTGGTAGAAAAGAAAACTGTTGAGCGCACGGCCACTGAAGTACAAGCTGACGAAGCAGCATCTATTTCTATTCTTGGGTCAGTAACAAAAAACGTAGAGTCTGCTTACTGTAAAGTATTAGGTTACGCAGCAAGCTTTATTGGTGAAGTAGCACCTGATGATATTCTTCAGATGAGTACTGACTTTGATATTAGCCGCATGTCTGCTGGTGCACGTCAACAGCTTATGCTTGAGTGGCAAGGTGGTAGTATTACGTTTAGTGAGTACCGTGATGCACTTCGCCAGGCTGGTATTGCAACATTAACAGATGAAGAAGCCTTAGCTGAAATGGTTAAAACTCCTGCCCCAGCAATTAAGATTGCAGAAGATGCCAATAAAGCAAAAGCCGATCGGCAAACTGTAGATGGTACCGTTTAACTTTTAAAGGTTATGGCATAAAATAGGGTGGTAGTTAATTCTACCGCTCTATTTTTTACCTATATTATAGATATTGTGATATAGGCGGTGCAGTGAAAACTGCTTTTGCTTCGTTAGAAGCTAACATCAGGAACTAAATTATGCTACCTGATCTTCTACATAAGGCTTTGCCTGGCACAGCCTCAGGGAGAAAGACTACCATGGCTGATGACATCCCAGGGATGACCCTGGAAATGCACGATCACCGTTCTGAGGAACGAGCTGAAAGTGTTAAGCACGCAGTAAAAAAGGTTGGTGATAAGATCAACATTTTTAAACAAACTGAAGGGGAAGGGAAAATGGATAGCTCAGCAATTTTGCCGGCACTTGTAGCAATGCAGAAAGATGGCGGCGGCTCTGGCTCAGCGGTTGGCGCAGGGGCACTTGGTTTCGTCGCGGGTGCAGTTTTGGGCGGTCGTGGAGGCCTCTTAGGCGGGGATAACGGTGCTGTAGCGGCTGCAGCTGTTAACCATGTAACATCAGCAGAACTTGCAGCTGCGTTAGCGGGTGTTACTGATACTCTGCAGAATACTACTGTCATGCAGACACTTGGCGATATTAAAGCGTCTGTGCCATTGGCAGAAGGTCAAGTTCAGCTGGCTTTGGCTGGTGCCCAGTCGGATATTAATGCCAATATCAATAGTAGCCTGCAGATTGCAGTATCTGGCCAAGCGCTTATCAACAAAAATATTTCCGAATCAATCGCTACTGCCTTAGCCGGCCAGTCTGCGATTAAGGAAAGTATTTCTGCGTATGGCGTAGCCAACTTAACGGCAACCAAAGATGCACAGTTTGCTATTGTTACCGCGGTGACTAACGATGGCGAAAAGACACGTGCGCTTATCACGTCAAATGAAATGGCTAACTTACAGCGTATGCTTACTGTAAGCGAATCACGTGCTCTGGAAGATCGCTTGACAGCCCGCCAACGTGAAGTGGAAGTAAATATTACTAACACTAACACAAATACTGCGCAGGCTATCCAGGCGCAGAACCAGTCCCAAGCACAGTCGCAAGCTATTATCCAGCTGGCTGCTTTGGTACAAAACTTGTCTGGCGATATCCAAACAGTTAAGCAGGGCCAGGTAATCTTTAATAGCGGTTCAATGCGCGACTCTGGCAGCCAGTCGGCAGCCAATACTAAAGTTGGTTAATAGCTAACTGTGTGGACAGAGGACGCTCTGTCCACTTATACAAAGGGTATCAAATGCTTGAAGACTTAGTTCTAGGTAAAAAAGTAATTACTGCTATAGGTAGTAATCTTACTGAAGAAGAGCAGCAGACACTTTCAACGTACCGAGAATACTTTCCAAACTTTTTATCCACACAAGAAGGTATTAGTTTATGCCAACTTGTTGGAGCTGAGTTTGTAAAATATATCAACTCTAATCTAACGGAGTAGCAAATGTTTATTTACTATTCTATAAAGCTTTGCTTATTAGCCGCTTACTTATGGCTAGTTACTCAGCTAATATCAGTAATGTCCCATACAGCCAAGACATTTTTCTACGGTGTAATGGCTGCAACCTTTATGGTAATCTGCCCAAAGAAGCTAATTACAGCCACGGTAGACTTTTTTAAGTATAACCCATAAGCACTATTGACATGGGTCGATTAACAGAGTATAATAGCCTTGATTGTGTCAAGTAGACACTAACCTTGGAACCTGTAGCGTGCCTAAATATACTGATGAAGCTGGTAATGTTATTGACACCGGTGAAGTGTCAATTAAAGATATGCAAGATGAAACTAAACGCTTGCTCGGTCATAATAATACACTCCTCGGTGAGAAGCGTACTGAATCCGAAAAGCGTAAAGTTGCTGAAGAAGCTGCAGCTACAGCATTGGCTGATGTAGCAAATGTACGGACAACTATTGAAGCTGAATGGACCCAAAAGCTTACAGCTAAAGAAACAGAGTTGTTAGCTCTGTCTTCAACTGCTGATAAGTACAAAAAGTCTGTTCTTGACATGGCTGTCAACGGTCCAGCGGCAGAACTTGCAAATACTCATACAACTGCACCTGACTTAGCGGTATTGTATATTAAACAACGTTTAACTGCTGAAATTGATGCAGAAGGCAATATCGTAACAAAAGTAATTGGCAAAGATGGCAAGCCTTCAGATATGTCAATTGACGCATTGATGGCTGAACTTGCTACAGATAAAAAGCTTGCACCAGTTATGAAGGCCAGCCAGGCTCGTGGCGGTGGTAATGGCCCAGTAGGTAGCCCAGCAGCGGTTACTAAATTTAAAACAGAGTCAGTAGCTGATGCTACTGCACGCCGTACAGCGGAACGAGCTGCTGCCGGTAAGTAAGGATAAATCATGGCCCTATCAGATCTGCAAGTATTCCAAGAAGAAGCCTACGGCGCAATGGTCGAAACGCTTCATATTAACATTAATTTGTTTAACTCAGCCACTGGTGGCTCATTGATTTTAGCGCCAGCAGTACATCAAGGCGATTTATCTACTGACACCTTCTGGAAGCGTACGGAAGGCCTGGTACGTGAACGTGATCCGTATAAAAAAGATGGCGCCGTCCCATCGAAAGAACTTTCAATGGGTACTCGTACGTCTGTTCGTTACGCTTCAGGTACACCTGAAATGCGTATGGATGCCACATGGATGAACTGGATTCAGCGAAGTCCAATTGAAGCTGGTATTATTTTTGGTCGTCAGTTAGCTGAGCAGCGTTTACGCGATCAGTTATATACAGCTCTGGGTATTTACGTTGGCGCGATGAAGCTTCAAACAAATATGGTTTACGACCATGCTGCAGCAGTTGGTGCTGAAAATAATGGTAAAGCCTGCTTGCAAGCTATGCTTCGTGGCCAAGCTAAGTTTGGCGACCAGTCAAGTTTAGTTAATTGCTGGGTAATGACTTCTAAGTCTCAAGTTGATATTTACGAACAGACTATGGCCAATGCCGAAAAGCTGTTTGTATTTGGTAATATCATTGTTAACGCCGATGCACAAGGTCGTCCTATCATTGCAACTGATGCTGATCCGTTGTTTTTTGCTGGTGTTGATGGTGTTGAAGGTGGTACTGACGATCGTTACTACTTGTGTGGACTTACTAACAGCGCTGTTGTTCTTGAGCCTAACAACGACTGGAATGAAGCGTCTAATAAAGTCACTGGTAATGAAAACATTAAGTCAACTTATCAGGCTGAATGGTCTGAGCAAGTTGGTCTTAAAGGCTTTACTTGGGATGATGCAAATGGCGGCAAAAATCCTACACGTGCTAAGCTACAGACCGGCACTAACTGGGATAAGGTTGTCGAAGACGACAAAGCACTGGCAGGTTGTTTAGTTATCACTAAGTAACAAAACCGGTGTAATGCTAATGGGGGCTTCGGCTCCCATTTTTTATAGGTGTCAATATGATTATAGTAGAAGATGGCACAGTTGTACCAAATGCAAATAGCTATGTTAGCTTAGAAGACTTTAAGCTAATGGCTGCGCAGTACACAGAACTTGACCCGTTATTGGTAGATGATGAGCTTACTCGTATCATACTGCGAGCGATGCTTTTTATCGAGCGACTGGCGTTCAAAGGTACTAAGGTTGACTTTTTCCACACAGTACAGTGGCCGCGAGCTGACCTATGCTTTGCTCCATATACAATGTGGCCTGAAGACAAAGTACCTCCACAAATTATACAAGCTCTTGTGCTGCTAAGCGTTGGTGTAGTTATTGAAGGCGACGAAGTACTTACGCCGCCACAAAATACACGGCGTGAAAAGGTTGGCCAAGTAGAAGTAGAATTTTATTCTAATGGTGGTGTTGGTACTGAGTCAGTATGGCAGCAGCAGGCTATTGACTTACTACGGCCGTTTGCCATGTTTATGCGTACGGTAAGAGTATGAGTGTTACTATACGTAGAACAGGCAGCTACGCTAAAGCCCTTGCAAAGTATGAAGGCTTACCAACGCTAATGATTGGTGTACCTCGTAAAAACTCACCACGAGACGACGACACAACAAATGCAATGCTACTAGGCTACCATCAGTTTGGCACAAAGAATATGCCTGCGCGTAGGCCACTTGATGTATTAAAAACTGATAAAGGGTTTAAAGATGCTCTACGCGTTGCCGTTAAACTGCACGAGCCTGGGGTAATGAAGCTAGCTGGAGTATATGGTGTGGACGCTATTAAGGCTAGTATTCGTGCTGGTCTTGACCCAGCTATAACACCAGGTACATTGGCAGGTAGAAAGGTTAGCACTAACCCTACTCCACTTATAGATACTAGCCAGTTTATTAACTCTATCGGTTATGAGGTTAAGTATAAATGACAATGCTAAAGCCGAGTAGACTACTCTTAAAACCTAGGTTTACCCAACCATACACCATAAGAAAACGTAACTTTACCCGTTTACCAGATGGCTCTGGTGATGATAAGTATACAGAAGTAAAAGGTGTACGCATGTCAATTCAGCCACTTGATAAAGCAAATGATGAGCTGAAGTCACTTGACTCAGGTGAGCGTGTTCAAGATAAAGCTGTATTTTATTCAAAGGTTATACTTAACGCAGGTGATATGTTCTTTTTTGACAACTCCTGGTTTCGTGTGACTAAACCTAACTTTAGAGGTCCATATGGATTCAGTGACGGTGAAGGCACTAGATATGATGGCCCTAGTGCTCCTGATTCGAAAGGCTTTGTCGTTACCTGATGGCTGTGTTCGGTTGTCTAACGAGCCTTTTCCATCAGGCATAGATGCTTATGTAACTCTTGAGCACCACACAGATGACCGCACCACCACAACACGTACTGAGTTTAATGGTGCAAAAGAACAGACTACTTTATCAACAGGTAAGTCAGCCCGTGTATCGATTAATGGCTATGGGGCCAATTCATTTGACCTATTAAATAAGCTTAGAGATTTACTTTCTGCCGCACCCGCGGTAAAATCAGAGCTAAGAAAACTTGGGCTTGGCATTATCTCTTTTTCAGAGGTTCGTAATATATCTGCGTGGGCACCACCTAGCTTTGAAGAGCGCGCTATATTTGATGCAGAGTTTCTGTATGTACACAAAATAAGTGTAGATACTAAGCAGATTAAGAAAGCAACAATTAACATTAATAGTGTTGTAATACACGTGGAGAAACAATAATGGGCATGCCTATTTCTGAAATTGTAAATGTACAGCTTTCCAATGTACCGTCTGCAGAAGAGCAGCGTGATGTTGGTATGCTTGCTCTGTTATCATCGGAGTTTAAGTCAAAAGTTACTGACGGTAGCAAGTATGTTCTTGCTACTTCCCAGGATGATGTAGAATTGGTTTTTGGTACTAACTCTGAGACTGCGGCGGCTACTCGTCCGTTTATGTCACAGGTGCCACGCCCATCTCGTATGCTTATCTCAAGTATTGACCGCTCGATTAAGCCTACTAGTGCTGCCACTAAAGCTACTCTGTCTAGCCCTACTACAATTGACTTAGTTGCAGTACAGGCTATTGGTAACGACGGTGTGCTAACTATTGTTGTTAATGGCAATACTACAGAAGTAATGGCAATTGACTTTACTCCTGTGACTACTATTGACTTGCTTATTACTGCCTTATCTGATAAGCTTTCAGCTTTAGCTATTGTAACAAAGTCAGTAACCGGTACAGGTGTTATACTTACTGCTTTAGCAGCTGGACCAGGCTCTATTGAAGTTGTATCTATGACGCCTACTACAGTAGGTGAAGATGCTTCAGACGTGCTTAAGCTAAAAGTATCGGCCGGTGCAGTTAAAGTTGATGGTCAAGCAGCCGTTGTAGCTAATACACCAATGCAAACAGAGCCAGAGGCTATTTCTGCTTTGTCTTTAGCTTATCCTGATTGGTATTGTGTGGCGTTTACTAACAACGTTGCTAACGACACCGCTATTGTTGCACTTGGTAAGTATGTACAGGCACTTGACAAAAAGATTACTGCTTTAACCACACAGCAAGCAAATCATATTGAGTTCCTCGATACAAATCCGTTTAAGCAATTATACGATGCTTTAACAAATCGAACTTGTGTATTTTACAGCACTAAAGATAAGTACTTACACATGTCTGCAATGGCAACAATGCTTGCAGTTAAGTTTGAAGGTACTAAAACAGTTAAGACGCTTAAGTTTAAACAAGCAATAAATGTTGTGGCTGATAACTTTGACACTACAGTGGCAAATAAAGCTAAAAAACTTGGCATTAACGTGTATACGTACTACGGTTCTTCGCCTATGATATCTGAAGGCACAATGATTGGTAAAAATCGTTACTTCGATGAAGTTCATTGGCTTGACTGGTTAGTAGACGCTGTACAAAAAAATGTGTTTAATGCCTTGTTTCAAACCCCAACACAAATTGACTTAACAGACGATGGTGTTGCAAAGTTACTTGCTCGTATTAAAGAAGTAGCCCGTAAAGGTATTCGTAATGGTGGTGCTGCTCCTGGCGTATGGCGTATTGATGGCTTTGGTACGCTTAACCGTGGTGACTTCCTTGAAGAAGGTTTCTACACTTGGGCTGATACTGTTGCAAACTTATCAGATACTGATGTTGAAAACCGTGTAGCTCCAGTGATGTATCTTGCAATTAAGCGTACTGGTGCAGTTCACAAGTCTGATATTATCATTGGCTTTAGCCGATAAGGAGTATTAATATGTCTGTTTTTGACCCTTCACAAATGTCTGTTATTATTGATGGCAGAGCTATTACAACTTGGGGTGAGAAAGGCGATATGCTCACACTCACCCCAGGCGCACCAGCTGGCGCTTACACAATGGGTTCCGACGGTAAAGGTGTATTTGTAGTTGACCCGGATAAGTCAGCCACTCTTGTACTTAACCTACCGCAGCACTCAGTGGATAATAAGTGGTTTTCTCAGCAAAAAGCGATGCAGCAAAACAGTATTCGTAGTTTTATCCCAAAGACACTTGAAATCACTGATTTGTTAAACGGCGATGTTATCTCAGCGCAAAAAGGCTACTTTACTGAGCTACCACCTTACGCGCGTGGTACATCATCAGCAAAGAATACAGTGTGGACATTAGTATTTGAAACACACTCCTCCAACTTAGCAGAAGGATTTGGTAACTAATGGAACAAGCGCAAGTAAAACCAATTGAACTTGTAGTTGAAGATAACCGAGCCACGCTGGAAATTGATGGTGTGACTTATGTCTATACTATGGCAAATGCTGAGCCAGCTTACAAAGCGTTTAAGGCAGCTTGCGCAGTGCTTAAGGATGCAAATAAAGATTCAAGTATTATTGCTGTAATTGCCAGTAACCTGGGCCACTCTGCTGTTGAGGCTTGTGAAAAGTTAGTTCGTGCTAACTTATCAGTTAAGCCGGTAGAAGGCGATATGTTTAAGATTAATGATCGCTTTGACTCACACTTCAATAAGCACCGTAAGCATTTAATACTTGTTATGGTTAACGGTATGAAATACCAGTTCGGGGATTTTTTCGACATGAGCGTGCTTGGCCTGTAGCCGAAGCGGCCGAGGAAAACCAGTATGTTACTGACTGGTTTATCTTCGGCCCTATTTCTAAGGGTTACTGCACGTTACATGAGCTAAGAACAGTATATACGCTTGTTGACTTACTACAGTTTAACAACGCTATATATGAAGAGGCTAAGGCTACCAAGGAGCAGGAGAAACGTGTCAACGACAATCGACGAGCTACTCGTAGCAGTTAAAATTGATCTTAGAAATAATAAAGCTGTACTCCTTTCATTAAAGGAAGTAGAGAAGCAGTTCTTTGGCGTTACTAAGGCAGCAGAAAAAACAGATAAAGCAGTAAGTAAAGTTGGAACAAATAATGGTTTAAAGAAACAGGCCAGTAACGCTTTACAAATGCTAAGCCAAGTTAACCACACTAACAATGGCTTACATGCTATGCACACCATTCTTACAAAGATTGGTAGCACAGGGCCGTTAATTGCTGGTATTGCTGCAGCATTTGCAGCTATGGGCGCGTATAAGCTGTCTGAGCAAGTAGCTGGCCTTGAAAAGCTTCGTGTACAGCAAGACTTTCTTTTCAGTGATACACCTACCGGTGGTGCTGGCATGCGTGAACGTGCCGGTGTTGAAGGGCTTAAGTTTGGTATGTCTATTAATGACTTGACGGATGCTATAACGTCCTTCAAGCTACAGTCTATTGATATTAATGAGAAGTTTCTACCAGCTATGATGGCTGGTGCTGAGTCTCAAGGTCGTACGCTAAAATCTGTTGCATTGATGGTCGATGACGCTTTGTCAGGGCAAGGCAGACGGCTAAAAGAATATGGTATTACACAGAAGACTGGACCAGAAGGCTACACCTTCAGAAAGCACGGCATGGAGACACAGACTTTTGGTAAAGAAGACAGGGCTGGTATTATTGACTACCTTGGTCGAGCCTTTGAACAGCAGTATGGTGGGTTAGCAAGAGCTACGTCAGAAACTATTTCAGCTGATATGCAACGTGTACAAAACGCCTTAACTGAAGATACTACCTCAGTGTGGAAGACATTTGCTAAAGGTGCTACTGATCCAATATTTGAGTCATGGAATGGTATTGCAGAAAAGTTAACTGCATGGACCAAAGATCCAGCTGTGCAGGAAGGCATTAAAAATATTGGTCGAGGTGTAGGTGAAGGTATTTTGCTTGTAGCTAGACTAGTTGAATTTATTGGTATGGCAATTGGAAAGTTAACTCCTTTATTTGACTTTATCATGACAACGCTGGGCGTTATTTTTGATATATTTGAAACTGGCCTTGACTTCTTAACAAGGATGCTTAATAACGGTTTTGCTGATGCCGTAAAAGCCTGGGACACATGGGGCGAAGTAATCTGGCTTGGCTTTGAGTTAATAGCTCTTAAATTTACAAATGCTGTACTAGACTTAATAGAGCAATTTGTACCTGGTATGGATAATGCTAGGGCAATGCTAACTGAGTTTTTTATATGGCTCGATGAAAAGTGGGTAGCAGCATCTCTATGGGTAAGTAATTTTATGGATAGCCTTGAAAGTGCAATATTGCGTGTTGAGCTAATTATTATTGAGGGTATTGAAGATGCTTTTACAACAGCTATTGACTGGCTAAAAGACAAGGCAAGCTTTTTCTCCAGCACAGCAGCAATACCTGAAATGACTGGCGGCCGTGGTGGTGGCGTAGTAAATAACACAAATGTACAAGCCAGCTATAATATTAATGCGCCGAGTGTTGAGTCTGGGATGATGTCCTCTAGAGTTAATACAAGCTATCTATACGGGTGATATATGGCAACATTAGAGGATTTTTTTAGCAAGACATTTGTATCAAGGAAGATTGGAACATTTGTTCTTGATGCAACAACAGACGAATCGCACCAGTCTCAATTAAAGGTTACTAAGAACCCAATAGAGTCTGGAGGAGTAATTGCAGACCATGCATATCTTTTACCTGGTGCCCTAGTAATTCGTGGCATAATAGTTGACTATGAGGTTGAGCAAGTATCCACACTTATAGGCAAGCTAACGTCTATAGAAGGCATAGCCGGAGTACTTGGTGATGTAGTAAGCGGCGACTTTGATCCATTTGATGAAGCTACACAAGATAAACTACTAGAATCAGCACAAGTAGTTATTGGTGATATAGTACTTGGTGCAATACGTAATATTGCGCCATGGTTACCTGGTGTGCTAGGCAAGGTACTTGATATAGATGGTGAAGAGGCACCATCCAGAATACGTAAGCTGTATGCTGAATTAGAGTCAATACAGTCTAGTGGTGAAATGCTTACAGTAATAACTAAAGCAAAGATCTACAATGATATGGTATTAACTGGTATTGCAGCTATTACAAATAACGATAATGTGCTAGAAGTTGTACTATCGTTTGAAAATATTCAAGTTACAGCAGAGCAGCTAGTTGTTCAAGGTGGCTTAACTGGTGGTGAAGCTGATATGCGTAGTAAAAAAGGTAAGGGAGGCAAAGATGGTAAAGATGACAGTGCTGACCCATCAGGTGATGCAGGTAAAGATACTAAAAAGCCGGTAAAAGTAGAACATGAGTCTGTTGTAGAGCGCATGCGTGGGCAGGTAGAGGCCGAGCTAGGCAAGCTAAAAGGAAGGATGGGATTTTAATGGCTACATATAGGCTAAGACTGGTAGACTCACTTTTCCAGACATTTAACACTACAATAAATAACATAAGTTATAGAATAACTATTAAGTTCTTTACTACCGTGAAGCACTGGACACTTGATGTGTATAACGTTACAGAAGCTAGGCAGATATGCCAAGGTCAAGCGTTGTCGTTAGGTACTCCACTGCTTTGGGAGTCTGCTGAAGACTTAGTATTTTTTATAACTGATATATCTTCTTTAGCTATTGACCCTGGTACTAGTGTTGATATGGCAAACAGAATTATTTTATGGGCAGCAGATAACGATGACGACATTATACGGACGTTCCTTCCTACTTGAAGTTGGTAATAAAGAAGAGACACTTTACATTGACTCGCTTCGTATAAAGTTTAAAATAAATCGTGGTAATGTAAAATCGCCAGATACAGCAACTTTTGAAATATATAATTTAAACATTTCTCACCGTCAGCTAATTATGCGTAGCTTTAACCAGGTACGCTTTTCAGCAGGCTACGGTGAGTTAGGCTTAATCTACCTTGGTGAAATATTATACGCTACACTAGACGGTGATAATGAAGGTAATATTATACTAAAGATAACTGCTGGCGATGGCGCAACTGACTACTCAAAGGCATCTGTAGCTTTAGCTTTTGCTGCTGGTGTGGATGACAAGGATATTGTGCAGCAGTGTTTAGCTAATATGGAAAATACTAACGGCTTAAATATCGATAAACTATCCAGCGTAAAACTACCTAGGGGTAGCGTAATGTTAGGCCGGTGTAGAAAATACTTATCATTAGCTGCAGCTAACCAAGGTAGATCATGGTCAATTTATAATAATACTTTACGCATGCTAGAGTACTCTTCAATACCAGTAGGTATGATTGTAAAGCTATCAGAAGACTCGGGTATGCTAAAAACTCCACAGCGTACAAAAGATGGTGTTATAGTACATTGCCTTATTAATCCTGCTATTCAATTGGGAAGCCATATCGCTTTACAATCATCTGTTAATCCTGATGTTGACGGCGAGCTTAAAGTCATATATAATGAAATCGATGGTGATACTTTAGGCGATGCATGGACAATGAAACTTACTTGTGTTAATGGTAAGTTTAGCCCAATGAATCCAGAGAAGTTTATATACAAAAAAGAAGTAAAGAAAAAGAAGGGTAAAATACGTGGACAACGAAATTGAAGCAGCTATAGCAGACTTTCAACGATACTTGCACACAGGAATGCCCGGCCAAGTGGTATCTTGGAATAGTGATAAACAAACAGCCACCATACGACCTATGGTGGTTTTTGTCGATGTAGACGACGAAATAATTGTTATACCAGACTTACCAGACGTACTAGTTCAATACCCAGGTGGCGGTGGTGTATATCTTACCTTTCCTATTAACCCAGGCGATGAGTGTTTTATTCATTTTTCTAGCCGATGTATAGATAGCTGGTGGGATACAGGTAATCTAGGCGAGGTGCTTAGCACACGCTTACATGATTTATCAGATGGCTTTGCTGCATTTGGGTATAGTTCACGACCTAACGTCGTCCCTAACCCTGATAAAGATGCAATTGCTATACGTACTAAGTCTGGTGCTGCGTTTGTTAAGGTCACTATAAGTGGTGAAGTTATTATAGACGGTACAAAGCTTACTGTACTATGTCCTGTTGAGATGAAAAAAACACAGAAAGTAGACGGTGCAGTTACTATGGAGTCCACACAGATAGTTAAGGGCTTGCTATCTGGAAATGGTGGTATGGCAATTAAGGGTGGTGATGGCGCATCGTTTACAGGTAATGTTAACCATAGCGGAGGTTCTATGACCTCAAACGGCATTAGTGCTGATAGTCATACACACGTAGAACATGATGGACCTAGTACTGGAGGCCCGCAATGAAGGCTGTACGGATTATAGATAAAGATGGTGACTGGACCTTTGGTAATGGGCGTAATAACTATATAGCAGGAAGAGATGGTTTAGCCCAGTCGTTAACTACTAGACTTCGCTGTGTGGTTAACGACTGGTTTCTAAACTTTGATTTTGGTATTGACTACTTCGGTGGTACTCCTTACGTTATAGAGCAACAGATACGTAAGACAATACTAAATACTGCAGGAGTACTTGAGATTGTATCGTTAGAATCAAACTTTGATGGTGAAACGCGTGGTCTTACAGTAACTACTGTTATCCGTGATGAACAAGGTATACTACTAGAGGTTACTACATAATGGCACAAGTTACAGACCAAGGCTACATAGCAAGAACATTACCGGAAATTATTGTTGATTTAACAGATCTATTTAAAAGCGTTTACGGAGCTGATATAAGTGTAGCACCGGATACGCCAGACGGACAGTTTATTGGTATTCTTGCCCAAATGTTTGCTGACTATGAGCAAATTGGTGCAGCTGTCTACAAGCAGTTAGACCCAAGTTCAGCGACAGGCCGTTGGTTAGAACAACGCGCTGCGTATGTTGGCGTCCATAAAAATAAAGGACTATCTTCTACCTTACCTGCTGTACAAATTGATGCTAAGGAAGGCACAGATATACCTAACGGTTATACTGTAACTGATGGTAGTAATATTAAATGGATTATAGCGGCTCCAACTACAGTAGGAGCTAACGGCTTTACTTATTCTAACTTTATTAGTGAAGATACCGGAGCCTTCACGGTGCCTATTGGAACAGAGTTAAAGCCTACTATACAAATAAGTGGTGTAACACGAATACTATCTACAGTTGAAGTTATACCTGGCAATAACCGTGATACTGACCCAGCACTTCGTAATAAGCTATTTGCTAGAAAGTTACTAGTTAACTCAGACGTGTGTACTCGTATAATGGATGCACTGTATAAAGTTGAGGGTGTTGTTACTGCTGCTGCATATGAAAACCCAGAGAATGAAGTAAATGACCTAGGTTCACCACCAAAGTCAATTTGGGTAATTATTGATGGCGGTACGGAAGAAAATATTGCAAAAGCAATTTTAGCTAATAAGTCTGGTGGTGCTAAGCTTAGAGGCACAATAACAACTACAATCGTAGATAAATATGGAATTGCAAGGCCAATATCGTATGATCGGTTTATACCTATCGGTATTAAAGCAAAAATAGTTATTGTTAGGTCAGAAGGTGTAATTTCTGTTGACACTGACCTAGTGAGAAAACTATTACTAGACTACATACCAGGGGCCGGTGCTGACATTTATTTGTCTAGAATATACTCTATTATTAACCAAGTACCAGGCTTTTGGATTAAGTCCTTACTTCTCGGCAAGAATAACGCCACACCAGTAGCTGATAATATAGTGGTTAACCAGCAGGAATCTGCCAGGTTTATCGACGTAGAAATAGTGGTGGAGTAAATAATGGGTTACGAACAACTATTAATATGGCAATATAAGGACAAACCAAAGGCTCTTAAGCTTATTACTGGTTTATCTGCAGAAAGTACTTCATGGCAGTTAGCAATGAGTAAGCTGATAGATTGCCTCGACATAGACACAGCTACAGGTAAAAACTTAGACTTAGTAGGTATGCACGCAGGTGTTAGTAGAATAATGGTTGATGTTGTGCCATTATTTTTATTTGGATTTAAGGCACCACTTGGTGGTATGAGCAAAAAAGGTGTAGGCGGTGCCGCTTTTTGGCGTATAGGTAATCAGCTAGCCAGTAGTGTTAGCTTAGCTGATAATGAGTATAGACTATTAATCAAATCAGCTATTATAAAATACTGGTCTGGTAATACTGTATTAGAGTTGCAAGAAGCTGTAAATGCTTTATTAGGCGTAGGTAGTGCAGAAGTACGCGATAACGAAGATATGTCTATTACAGTAAAAATATTACGTGGTACTAGTATGTTTGAACGATACGCAATTGAAACACTAGACATTCTTCCAAGACCGCCTGCAGTTAAGCTACAGCTAATTTTTATTGTTTAAGGATAAATAATGCCAATCGCACAAAGACCATCAAGTACACTGTTCTCTAGCGGTTCAAGAGACGGGGAAACTGTAACTTTTCCTGACTGGGCCAGGGGTTGGGGCCTTACTTTTGACCCTGGGCAGTCTGGTGGTGTACCACCTATGGAATACTTCAATGGCTCTTTTAAGCAGCTAAATGAAGGTATTTTATACGCAGTACAAAATGGTATATGTCCGTGGTCAGAAGACTTTGATTACCAGACTAATGGCTATGTAAGTTATAATGGTACTATATGGCAGGCTAACGCTAACAGTAAAGCAGTTACTCCTGGAACCAATAACCAAGTGTGGAAACTATACCACACTGAGCCAAAAGCTAATGCTGCCGCTGGGTTTAAGTCTGCCGCTTTACTAGAAGCAGGTATAGAAGACAATGGACTAACAGACACGACTGACTCTTCACAAACACTTGATGCTATAAAAACAATTATAGCCCCTAGCGTGGATAGCTATCAAGAGTTACGGTCTTATACTGGTAATGCTACACAGTTGACTGTTAAAGGGCGAGTTACGCCTACAGACGGCGGTTACGGCATATTTTTACTTGATAGTACTGATACTACAAGTATAGACAACGATGGTACTACTATTGTGTCGTTGAGTGGAAAGCGTTGGAAACGAACAATATGGTCATTAATTAATATTAAATGGTTTGGTGAAGCTGGCGGCCCAAATAATGACGCCAGCACTGCTGTAAGAAAAGCAATAAATGCCTATCCAAACTCTGATATTTGTATTCCATGGGATTCAAATGGCTATTACTTTGACTCTACTGTTGAAGAGCCAAACTCTGCTTCTTACAGGTTAATAGGTACTGGTGGAATACAGTCAAGTTTACAGCAGTTAATGTATGCTAGGCTGTCTGGACCAGTTTTTCATTGTCAAGTAGGTAATACAACGTTTACTTCATACGAGGGCTTTAGATTTGTATCTAATAAGGTAGCCTACCCGCTGGCTAAAGCTGTATATAATCAAGGTGACTATATACACGGTAAGTTAAAAGAAATTACAGTACAAAACTTTAAACTACCGCCTCTTCATTTTTTGGGCGCAACAAATGCAGCTAGCTTTGAAAAAATCTTAGTAATGAATAACGACTCATACGGGCTTAAAGTTGAGCAAGGGTCAGCAAATAGGTTTATTAGTATTAATGGTGATAATAATGACGGTCCTATTTTATGGGCTAACGGTGGCGCTAACTACTTTAGTGGTCTATACTCAGAAGACTGCTGTAAACGTAACGTTACAGATAACGAGGCTAATCCTGAGTTTTACATAATAGGCGATGCCCCTGTTATTGATGGTATTATTCTTAACTCATTTGCTGGCAATACAACTCCTCCAATTAAGCTAGACCTTTGCCGGCAAGTAACAATTACGGGTGGTATAAATAAGTCAACAACGACACCTTCTTACCCGTATGAAATACAGCTACCGTCACAAGACACAAGTATTACTTCTATAGGGGCAACAAACCTTAGAACTGGCGGGTATACAGCTAATATCATTAAAATAGACCCAGGCTACGCAAATATACGTCCCAGCATAAAGGTGGGTAAGTTTGAAAGAGACCTTTGTATCCTAGCGCCTATAGCTAGAGTATCGTTTAATGGTACAGGTGATACAACGATTCATCAAGGAGCAGGCATAGCTTCAGTAGCAAAGGTTGGTCCAGGAGTATATCAAATATCTTTTGTTGAGCCAATAGCTTATATCTCTGGCTTAACAGTAATTGGTATGGCTGACAATAATAATAATGTTGTAAACGCTACTGTTTGTGAAATGCTAGGTTCAAGAACAGAAAATTCTGTTAACGTACGAGTACAAATAGCTGGGACAAACGTAGATTGCCAGTTTATTTCTATTGTTATTTTTGGTACTCCTACATAGTTTGTAATAAAATAGAGAGAGAAGTCTAATGGAAAGTAATCAAGAAATACTGGCACAGCTGGCGGCAGTTGGTGCTGCTATGGGTCTTGGGAAGTTTTTAGTGTCTAAAGAACCTCTTGAGACCCGACTAGTCCTTGGCCGAGTTATACTTGGCTCAGGTGCTAGTGTTGCTGCAGGGTCTATCTACTTGCTTTTTCCTACACTTCACCCGTTAGCTCTGATAGGTATAGCAACACTATCAGGACTAGCTGGTGCTGCGTGGCTTGAAATCATGTTTAAACGTAAGGTAGAGAGCATGATAGCAAAGGAGAAGGATAATGTTTGATATTAAACAGTGGGGACTAACCTGGATTATAGGCTTTAGCTTAGTTACAGCTGGTTACTTCTATGGGGTAACTAATGAACGAGCAAAGCATAAGCAGGAGGTAACATTGTCCCAGTTATCTTCTGCTAATTCAGCTATTATTAAACTGTCAGAGGCTGCTACCAACTTATCGGTGGCGCAAGCCTCTTTTACTGAAGGTGTACTAAATGACAAAGACAAGCTTAATGATGTGCTTACTAGCGTCCACACTGGCGTTAAACGGCTGTCAATCCCTACCAAACGTGCCTCAACCCAAAGTTGTAGTGCAAGTGCCGTTGCAAGCAATGGAGAAGTACGAACCGAACTTTCTGGATCGGCTTCTGACTTTCTTGTCGGAGAAGCAGGAAGAGCTGACAAAGTAGTAAGAGCTCTTGCTTTGTGCCAGATATCTGTTATTGAACTTCAAAAGGTATGTAACCAATGAACTTTGTTATCACTGCGGGACATAGTAACCGCGACCCAGGTGCAGTTGGTCAGAATACTACAGAAGCAGCTATTGTTACTGAGATGCGTAATATGGTAGCCAGTCATCTTAGAACAATTGGGCATACTGTATACACTGATGGCGAAGGTGATACTAACCAAGAATTGTGTGAAGCCATTAAACTGATAGGTAAAGGATCAGTAGCTATTGAGTTCCACTGTAACGCTGCATCGTCTTCAGGTGCAACTGGTGTGGAAACTATTGGCTTGCCTAAAGATAAGGTGCTTTGCCAGCGCTTATCATCAGCAATCGCTGGTGTGCTTAAGCAAAAGCTTCGCGGTGATAAAGGCTATATTGGCCAAGGTGATAGTGCTCGTGGCAGGCTCGGCTATGTATCAGCTGGTGGTATTATTATTGAGTTATTCTTCTTGTCAAACAAGGGTGACTACCTTTTTTACGAAGTTAATAAGTCACGTGTAGCTGATGCAATTGTTAAGGTTTTGGTAAACCCTTAAGTATTGCTCGAGCTTTATTGCAGTCGTCTACGTTAAACATTCCAAAGTGGCACTGGCTAGCAGAAATACCCATGCGTTTTGCTAGCCAGCCGTAGGCTTCAGTTCTTTTCATACTACCATCCTGCCATAGCTCGTTAAAAAGTGGTTTTACTTGCTTACGCGCTTCACGAGTAGGCTTATCTGCTAACGTGCCTAATGGTACTTCTGTATTTTGGTGCACACCAACGTAAGCATCGCAGTAAGTACATTTGTACACGTATGGCCATACGCCGTAAAGCCTTCCGTATATTTCATCATTAGTAGTAAATTCTACTTTGCTATTACAGTAGTGGCAAGTAGTTGGTACTGCTGTATCAAGTGTATAGCCTGCTTTAACCAATGCGTTTTTCATTATATACCCTTAGCCTGGCGTTCTAGGTGTGCCATGAATTGCTCAGGTACTTCATGGCACGTCTGGTTATAAATTTTATACTGTTTATCAGTTGGTTCTTTCTTATACATAGTAGTATGCACGCCTAACGCGTAGCCAAGGCACATCATTGCCTTTAGTGATGGTCTAACAGCATCATCAATTTGCTTTTCGGTTACTTTAGCAAAAGAGGTAGACGACAATAGTAATAAGCAAAGTAATAGGTTTTTCATCATAAAACTCCAATAAACTTAAGTACGATTGCAATAAAAGAGCCTACTGTAATAAGTAGTGCAACTCCTGATACGATAAGCATTATTATTGCTGACTTATCAAGCTTAGTAATAATAAAAAGAAATACAACGGCTGTCAGTAGACACAATACTACATCAATTACTATCATTGTTTTACAATCCCGTAGTCTGGCCAGCTTTCAAGCTCTCCATCCCATTTTTGCTCGTTGGCATCAGCAAATTCTGCTACAGCTTGTAGCTTTGTGTCAGCTATTAGCTTAGCCTCATACTCAACAATAAGCGTAGCTAGCTCATTGCGTGCTACTCGCATGTTTGCGTAGTAGTTATCTTCTGTGCCGCAAGAAACTTTAAGCCTTGTTGGTATGTGTAAGATTGCACAGCCTTGGCCTGTAATTCTCCATGCTGTACCAAGGTTGTATGGAGTTATATAAAAGTCTTCTTCATGCAGTGCCATTTGTTTCTCCAGAAACTGCCGTGGTTGCGTTTATATTTTTAGCCTAGCTAAGCACTAGCTAGGCACTCTAAAAAAGCAACCACGGAGGTTTAGATAAAACTAGATAAGCATCCAGTAAAGATATTATAGCATCTTTTCTCTTAGTAGGGAAGTATCTTGCCAATTTTATCACACAGATGCGTAGTCTACTTCCTCAGCGTCACCCCAACAAGTACCTCTATCACATGCCACAATAATTGGAACGCTTAGCCCAGGCACAGCTGTTTCCATTACGTGTCTAATTTCTTTGAACTGAGCATCTGACCAAGGTTCACATGGGTCAGACCAGTCAAGCTCATCGTGAACTGTTAAACATGGCATAAGATCGTTAAACAAGCCATCATCGTAGCAGTCTACCATTGCCTTCTTCATTAAGTCAGCAGCAGAGCCTTGTAGTAGCCTATTAACAGCTTTATGTAAACCCACACGCTCAACACGACTGCCATAAGCTGCAACAGCTTGCTCATAAGGTAACGGTATACAATTACGCCCGCCTCGTGTGGATGGCACATAGTTATTAAAGTGTGAGCGTCGGCCAAGCACAGTAGCAATATAGCCTTCACGGCCAGTAAGTGTACCATAGTGTTCAAGCGTTGCTTTAACATATGGTAATGCTTCAAAGTAAGTATTAATAAGTGACTTACCTTCTTCATCAGATAAGCCAAGTGAAGCTGCGAGCTTTGCTAAACCCATGCCGTATACTAAGCCAAAGTTAATAGTTTTAGCTGGTTTACGTTTTAAGCCAATGCCTGTTAAGTCATTAACCATATCACAAACAATTTGGTGATAGTCAGCAAATGGATCTTTGTTAAAGACACCACGTACATGGTCAGACCCATGACCTACAGCATAGTGTGCTAAGAAGCGGTATTCAATTGAAGAATAGTCGAAAGCACGCCAGCCTGGATGCCCGCAGTCAGGTACAAAACAACCACGAATTAACGGACCAATGATAGGATCACGGGCCGGTAGGTTTTGTAGATTAGGATCAGAAGAAGCAAACCGTCCCGATACAGTACCGCCACTGTCACCTTTAAGCGGGTGAAATGAACCGTAAACCCGTCCATCGACGTTCTTTTTAAGAATGTAGTTATCAATAAATGTTGACCGAGCTTTTTGAACTTGTCGTACACGTGCAACCTCTGCTGCCAATGGGTGAGTAACTGACTTGAAGTAGTCTGAGGTAAAGCTTGGCGCTCCTTTTTCTGTGCGAGGATATACAATACCGAACTTATCAAATGCGCGAGCTAGCGATGGTCCAGAATTGACACTTACATTAAACCCACATTGCTCATTAAGAATAATTTGATGGTCACGCTCAATAACAATAAGATCATCATGAGCTTTGTTAGCTTTTGCTAAATCCACACGGACGGACTTAAAGCGCATATCAACTAGTAAGTCAATAAGTCTGCACTCGATATCAAATACTTGGAATAAGCCAAACTGGCCGAGTAAAGGCCATTGCTTTTGAATAATATCAAGAGGCAACGTTGCATCTGACTCAGCGTAGGCACCAACAAGGCTAGGAGGACAACGCCAGATATTCTTACGCTGACTACCATTAGGTTTGCCACCGTACGCATCAGCAAGCCATTCATACATTCTTGATGACTCTTTACCTAAGCCAAGGTATTTCTGGCCTAACGTCTCAAGAGCCACAGAGGCTTCTTCATCAATAAGAGCTTCTGCAAACTGGACGTCTAGCTTCTTACCAGCTACTTTAATACCTTCCTGCCGTAGCCAACCAACATCATAAATAAGGTTAGCGCCTACCTTAGTTTGGTATGAGCGCCCAAGTTGTTCACTTAACCAGGCAAATACTACTTGCGGGTCAAGATTGTCTTCAGGGCATACAGTATGGCGTACAGGGTAGTAACACTTAAAGCCGTCATTAGTAGCAATAGACACACCAACGATATGGCCAATACCTCTAGCCCAACCTGGACCGGACTCCATAAGCTCAGGGTCATACGTTTCAGTGTCAAGAGCAATAGCTTTTGCTGAAGATAGGTCTGGAAACAAAGGTTTAGTTTTCCAGCCTGTATTAGGAATCCCAGGCAAGGGTCTACGATTCTGCTTAATATTTTTTTCATCTTCACTCCAGAATAAACCCATGGTTAGTCCTTCTTAAGCGCCAAAATAACTATACGCTTATCATCTTTAATTGAAACAAACTTATCGGTATGAGCTAGCTCTACTCCTGACTTAAAGAATTGTATCATAGTTTTCAGTTGCAGGGAATGGGTGTACTCAATTATATTACTATCAAATACAATACTTGCTTCGCTTGTACCAGTATTAAACGAAGCTTTATTTGGCACTTCCATATCAAAGTGTACACCAGTTTCACCATAAGGTTTAATCTGTTCAAGTACTTCGAGTAGCTCTTCACTTACTGACTTGTAGTCTAGCGGGCTAAAGAAGTTATCTACATCCGGCCACTTCTCAGCCAACACTGGTGTCTGTAGATAGGAGTTGTCCGCAAACGTGAAGGTAAGCACACTTTTTTCGAAGGCCAGAGCGACCGGCTCACGAGCAAGCCGTGCAAGTACTGTAACGCATGCTTTTGGCAAGGCAACTTCGAAAGGCAGCTTAACACCAAGCTGCACCCTGACCATATACTGTGAGTCAGTAGCGTAGCCAAAGTCTCCACGTAGTAATAGCGATGTGCCCCACGCCCTCGGCGCCTCTTCGGGTACAAGTTTGGCCAGTTCTTTAAGCGTTGGAAGTATGTCACCTGAGACCTGCGTAAAGTGGGTAGGTTGTGGAAGGATTGGCAGTTCTTTATCGTTGTACAGTGGTAGCCAGTTTTTAACCTTACCTGATGTAATAGTAAGGCGTTGTTCTGTAAGACTAAACTTGACATTGCCTTTGGCAGCTGCTGCAGCCTTAATAATTGAGTCACCATCGACGCAGAAGTCTGGCATTCCTACGGCTGGCGTACTTAGCAGTGTGGATCGGTAATAGCTATAGGCAACCTGGTCACGTACAAAGAACATAGCTGCCAAGCCATCGGTAGTATCTTTAAGTGGTCTAGCCTGAGATACAATCTTGCGGAATTCTTCATCTGTCATGACTAGCCTACATTTTCAAAGTTAATAGACTCATGCTCATTAATAGCTTTCTGCCAGCGCTCTACATAGTCTTTTAAGCTTAGCCGTGTATCGCTATCAAATAAGGCATCACCAGTAAATAGTGCAGCGTCAACTGCTTCACAAGCATCACGTAGGCAATCATTCATAGTAGTTAAAGGGCCGAAGCCCTTTCCTTAGTTAAACAGCTTCGTAAGTTAATTCAAAGATATCCGCTTTACACGGATATATTTCGCCTTTTACACCCTTAATAAGATAATCACCTTGATTACATGTTATTACACCCGCAATTGTACTAATTAACATAATTGCAGCGCCAGTTAAATTACTATGGCTAAACCATATATTACCGGCTTTAGTAGCCTCTACTGCCCAAACTGGATCTTCAGTTTGGTCTGGACCACCAGTCCATAAGAAGGCTTCGACAACTACAGGTTTTTTACGGAATTGTGGCATATTATACCGCCATTTGGAAGTAGTACTTAGGACCTTGCTCAAGCTTAGCTGTCATGATTAACGTCGGTACAAAGTCAATTAAGTCATTGATAGGCCCTTTATTCCAGAAGAAGTCAGCTACATAAGGATACGGTACGTCATCAGCTATGTAGGCAAAAGTGTCATCAATCATTTTCTTAGCTGTTTCAATATGGTTTTCATACACGTGTGTATCAGCCATATTAAATACAAGCTCGCCAAGTTTAAGCCCAAGTATCTGAGATAAAGCTACTTGTAAGAACGCATGGCCTGCAATATCACTAGGCAAGCCCAGTATAAGATCCACACTACGCATATTAACGAGCATAGAGAGTCTTCCATCTTTGATGAAGAGCTGAAAGCTATAATAACACGGAGGTAGACACATTTCATCCATCTCAGCAGGATTCCAGCACGACACAAGAAGACGACGTGAAGTTGGATTAGCCTTGGCTTCATTGATAACACCCTGCAGCTGGTCTACGCCGTTAAAATTACGCCACTGAGCACCGTATACTGATCCAAGATCAGAGTTATCCAGATCGCCAGTACGCTCATTCCAGGCTTTAAGGTTTGCATCCCAGAAGTTACAACCCCAAGCCTTAAGTGTTTTATTATTTGTAAATCCATTCATAAAGCAATACATTTCACCAAATGCACCAGTTGGCATAAGCTTACGATGGGTAATAAGAGGAAAGCCGTCAGCCCAGTCATGGCGAATTTGAGTGGCGAATAAAGCGCGTGTACCAACTTTAGTACGGTCAATACGCTTGTCGCCGTCGTTGATTGCACGAGAAACTAATTCAAGATAATCACGTTCGAAGCGCATCATAATGTTACTTCCTTCTTAGGATCAAAGCCATGAGTAATAAGTACTGAATCAATATCTGGACCTACCCAACCAGCTGGCTTGACAATATCAAAGCTATTACCGTACTTGCTTGTTTTTTGCGTACCACGTTCTTTACGCATATTAGCGTTATGAACTTCCAGGAATAGGCTTTCAATCGGTAAGCCTAAGTAGTAACAAGTACGAATACATAAGAAAATAACTTTGTCAAGGTTTGGTACTACGTCATCAAAGCGGTAATCACCATCAATACACATTTTGGCTAAGCCACGCATTGAGTCTTCTTCTGTGTAGTCTTCAGGGCCACCATGTGTAAAATCACTAATAGGGCAAGAAGTGTGGATACCCATTAAGTATTTTGTACCAACTGCAATGTACAAAATATCAACAAGAGCGTCAACACGGCCAGAAAGTGTTTTAGCATCAAGTAACTCTTGACCTTCTTCAGCTAAGCGCTTAACACGTAAATCAAGCATGTCGCCTTCAAGCTGACGAGCTTCGCCAGTGTATTGCATGCCAAACTTAGTAAAGAAGTCATGGACTAAAAGCAGAGTATTAGTGGACATTTGTATTCCTCGTTAAAGTGTAATTCATTATAACGCAAATATACAAAAGAGTAAACCCGGGATAAAAAGAAACCCGCCGGAGCGGGTTCAAAAGGAAGGAACAACATGACATACATTAGGCCTGACTGGGCTTGAACCAGCGACCAAAGGATTATGAGTCCTCTGCTCTGACCAACTGAGCTACAGGCCTAATGTATGTGCTAACATATCCCTGTTAGCTGAGCTGGAGATTTACAATATTCTGTCGAGGCCCAGGGTGCTCGTACTAATTGGCATCGGCTTAAACGAGATTAAGAAAAGGCCGTAATGCGCTCGTCCAAGATGCTGCTGTAGAGCGCCATTGCGTCCGCTTGCTTATTTAATCGCTCTTGCTCAGCTAAAGGTAGCGTAAGAAAAAATGATCCATTTTTAAAGAATTCAAGCTTTTCGCGTTTTTCATCAAGATCTGATTTTTCATCGACTACGCGTTGTTGGTGCGGTTGTAATTCCATGTATTTTCTCCAGTTGAACATCAATTAGCTAAGTCTACGCGGTTACACCTTCACCGGTTGCAGATAGGACGATATTTTGTTCTGCTGTTATCTATCCCCACGCAATCTGCCCGATTTTTTGTAGGTTAGAAATTAAAAGAACATGACTTAGCTAATTGATGTTGCTCGCTACTTTTCCGAGCTGGCCATGTTGGTTTCCGGAGCTGATCCCGGCATTTCGATTTCATAACATGGTAGTCAAAGGGTACGGAATCGAACCGTGAATCAATCGAAAAGTGGACCACCACGCCCCACTGCCCCTCGTACCGTTATTTGCGCATCAGCCTACGCATTTACCAACATGAATGTCTACTGCAAATTAAAAAGCCTGCAGTAGCTGGAATTGCTTAATTGGCAAAATACTTGTCACGCCAATTTGTTGCGCTCGCCAGATTTAGGCATTCATGTTGGTGCTAGTTATACGATACTAGCAAACGTACTTAACTGGTACACAATGACTATGTATCTCCGTTACACTAAGGTAACGCTGTGACATCACCCACAGTTATTCCAACTAAGTATCTTACATGCTAGTATACTTTTCAGCAGGAGGTTTGTCTAGTCGTTAGCTGGCATATACCTTAAATATGTGCTTTACGACCTTAGGCCAGTTACGTTTACCGGTATTTAACCGATGGTTTACGCTTCTATATACTGCCCTTACAGGCAGCGACCAGACAAATAGCTGTAAAGTAAGCAATAACCATTTATACATAGCTTACTCCTTTACCAACAGCTCTGTACACTAATCCACTCGTATCGTTTGAAGCGCTTGTGGGTGGAAACCGGCACAGTGACAATTCACATATCTCTTTCAAGTTAATGTACAGAATTGTTAGTGCTAGGTATTTTATACTCCGCCTAGCCAGAGTCACTTCACCGGAGGGTTATTCAGTTGCAGTTGCAGCCTGGGCAGCAGCAACTTGTTCTTGCAGCTTAGCCAGCTTATCAGCAGCTTTTTTGCCATCAGCAATTACTTTAGCTGCTTTTTTACCAGCACGAGCTGTTTCGCGAATCAGTTTGGCTTCTGCCTTAGCGGCATCTTTTTCTGCTTTGTCAGTAGACGCACGTTTTGCCAATACTTGGTTGGTAGCCTTACGCCAGTAAGTCAGTTGGCTTGAGATTGTACCGTTAGACATGGTTGTTTCGGCAGTCAGCTTTTCAATTACATCGCTTGAGGTGCGGCCAGCTTCGACAGCTTGGTCTGCTGTGTCCCAAACCATACGAGCGCCAGTGCCAGACGCTGGGTACATTACACCGTTAACTTCTTCTTTTGTCTGACGGCTTACTTGGATTTTGTGTGCTACTTGTTCTTGTGACATGGTATTGCTCCGTTATTTATTGAAGTGTTGTTTGATTTGATAGATTCATTATACATAGATACTCGCACCGCGTAAACTTTATTTTATCAGTATTACAACTTAACGGGTTCTAAAAGGGTATCTCTAAGTCAAAGTTATCACAGCCAGTTAGTACTACCTTCATTGGTGGTTGTGCATCGTATAGCATACACGTAGAGAGTACTAAATTAGCGTGTGTACAGTTACCACAGTTTTTAATAACTGTAAACCTTAATTCATCTATTCTTGCTAAAATTGTTGATGAATCACTCACTTTGTGGGTCTCCTTCATACAGTACCTTTAAAATAGTTGGATAGCCTTTACCGCCTCGAGGACCTTTCTTCATCCACACACGCAGATGAGTTGGCTGTTTAAGCTCATTTTTACGCAAAAGGAACTCAGTGCAGTCTTTAGGTACGTCTCCAATAGTTCCTGTTGCCTTATTCCACCAGTCAATAGCCATACCACGTGAGTCGCCGCTATGACCAATATTAACAAACTGACTAAACAAACGCAAGCCGACTGCATAAATAACTTTAATTGAGCCAGGCTTCCCAGGTTTAGAGTATAAGCTATACGTAGTGTGGTCTACTTCAAATACCTCAATAATAGGTGCAGAGTCGACAATAAACTCCTGAGCCGACGCGGAAGTATCAATCTTAAGCTCTGGATCAGGAAAAACATAATCACAGGGTGTTTGTGCTTCATCATCAGCAATACCTACACAGTTAAGAACCCGAGCATAATTATGTGTTTTACACTTAGGGCACTCTTTCATTATAGCTGGGCCGTTACCCTTCTTTTTCTTGTCAGGTAATTGAGGATCGTTGATAGGCCCAAGGCGTAAAGTATTATTACCGAAGTCTAACACTAAACAATTTTGCTTATCAGACAAAGCTATCGCAGCAAGGCGCCCAGCTTTTTCCGCAATATTATGACCTGGCGCAAACAAAGGCCTGGTACCACGGCCAAGCATTTGAATCCATAAGACATTGCTACGAGTGATCCGCAACATACCAATAAGGTCAATTCCAGGACAATCATAGCCAGTCGTAAGAACACCATTATTGACCATAGCGCGATACTCGCCACTTTCAAACTTCGCAAGCTCATCTTCACGATTACCTTTCATTTTAGAATGGATACAACCAGTAGGTATACCCATAGCTCGTAGCATTTCAGCTACGTGGTTAGCATGGTCAATACCTGAGGCAAATATAAGCCACTTCTTACGGTACCGACCTTTTTCAATAATTTCTTCAACACATGCACGAGTTAAATGGTCCTGATCAAATAGCTCTTGCATATCACCAAGGTTATACTCACCTGCAGTAATACGTATACCAGCATCAGACACTCTTGTATCAGTACCTTTAGGTACTACAGGCGATAGGTAACCGTCAGTAATAAACTGCACAAAGCGCTCTGACTGAGTAGCATCATAAGCAGTGTGGTTAAATAAGCCATTATTAACAAGCATACCACCTTTAGACCTGAAAGGTGTAGCAGTTAAACCAATAACAACCATCTTAGGATTAGCTAAGCGTAGGATGTCAATTGTTTTACGGTAGTCTGATTCTGCATTTACAGGAATCATGTGTGCTTCGTCTACTAGCACTACACATGGATTTTTAATCGTGTGAGCTACACTCTTAAACGATTGAATACCTGCTACAATAATCTGGCCAGTTAAGTCTTTTTCACCGGCGCCGTCAGAGTAAATTGATACACGAGCGTTTGGCCATACCCATTTAATAGCCTTAGCGTCATTTACAACTAACTCTTTGACGTGTGTTAGTACAAGTACTGTACCAGTATCAGGCCAGTTTGTATAGATATCTTTAATAATCATACCTAACAAACTAGCCTTACCTGTGCCTGTTGGTAAGCAAACAAGAGGATCAATACGCTGTGTTTCAGCAAACGCCGTCCATAAGGCGTCTACTGCCTCAATTTGATAGTCACGAGGTATAAATGGTTTCATTTCATTACCAATCGAATTTTGATATCCTTTGGCTTCATAAAGACATCGTGCTTTTCATAGTTTTGACAAGGCTTTTGCGTGTTGGGTATTAGCTCAGCTGGTATTAATTCTTCACCACCAATATTACAATGCCAAGTTGCTTCTTGTTCTGCACTTACATGCTTGCATGTTCTGCAATTAGTGTGTGGTTCTTCACCTTTATGAAAACACAATGAGCGATAGTCGCACCAGCGGCATTCAAAGTAAGCTGATGAGTCACTTACGCGGTCAGGCACATGATCGCCAAACACAATATCATCGGCTATAGCCATATACTTTAAAGCCAACTCTTCATTAGCTTCAATCCACTCAGTATATACCTCATCAGTATTCTTACACACTGCACCATATAAGCATCGGCTAAGCTTAAACCTGTGTAAATAAATAATAATTTGCACGTAATGTACTGGCTTAGCTTTTTCAACACCACCTTTTAGTAAAGTGGCAAATGACTTTTCACCATGAGTCTTAAACTCAGTAAGACACCACTCATTTAGCCATTCTGGGAAGTTAATACCCATACCATCGCAAGAACCACCACCATGTCCACCGGCAAATGTAGTACGAAACTGCTTTTTAGTGTCTGGATTTATATCATAAAATTCAACACCAATACTACGAAGCATCTCAGCAAAACGTGCTTCTTCTAAGTGTCCACGATCAAATAATCTTATCATACGTGCTTCATGCTTAATTAACTTTGCATGACGAAAGTTAAACCATACCATACGCTTACAGTTATTACCAATTACTGATGCGCCAAGGTGGTTACGAAAGCCTGTTTCTTCTGGGTGCAGTAAGTCAACGGCTTGACGCTTTTCTTGAAGTGCTTCAATTTTTTCTTGGGTTAAAGTTGGCATTATGCGTTGTCCTCTAACATTGCTGCAGCAATGGCTTCACGCGGTGTCGTATAAGTACCATCTTTAAGGCTTTGCTTCGGTGATACCCAATACCTGAAAGGATATCCAGTAAAATAAATTTTAATGTTGAGATTTAGAAACATCCAGTCTAGCATTTCTGTATCAGACGGCAAGCAGTTATTAGGTGTTAATTGATTTTCTGCTTTGTTACATTTTTTACAAAGATCCAGTACAACTGAGCCATGTGCGTCACAAATAGAGGCAGGTATATCTTTATCTGCATCAGTATAAAAATCATGAGTGTTAATTGTCATGTGTTTCTCCATTAAGTACAATTATTATAACGTAATGAAGTGAACTTGTATACCATTATTTAGCAAAGTAGTGATTGCTTCACGTTGGTTATGGTACCATTTTGACTCAGTATTTAATGGCCGGCAGTAAACTGCACAAATATTTGTACCAACATGCTTAGCATTTACAATCTTTTTAGCGCATTTGTTACACGGCACCTTATTGACAAATAATGTACCATTATTTATTATTCCACACCGGAATAACGCGTTGTCTTCTGCATGTATAATGAAATCATTCTTATTTACAAGAAGCAAAAGGCTATCGTCATCCATAGGACTACCTGGTGCTGGTCCGTTATATCCCATTGACTTTACTTCACGCTCGTCAGTAATAACACAGCCAACCTTAGTAGAGTCTTTACTCCAGCTTCCTACTTCTTCAGCCAACTTCATAAAGCGGTCAACCCATTTCTTTTCAAGCATGCTAATCTCCAGATATGAAAAAGGCGACCGAAGCCGCCTTGTGTGGATATTACTTAGGTATTACCATGGTTTTTTAGGTTTGCCTGTAGTATCAGCAACCGACGCTGTAGCTTCACCAGTTGTTGCACCAGGAGTAACGCCAGGAGCACCAGTAGCAAGCGACTTATAGTTCTGGATATCATTACCAGCAGCGTACTTAATACCAGATTCTGGCTTGTCTTTAATTTCATACTGCGGCGGTGTGATCTTAACCTTAATCATCATTGGCTTACCACAAAGCTGCGAAGGTTCTTGCAAATCCATTACACCGGTAGAATGGCAGATTGCTGACAACTGGCGATGGCCAATTTCAACTGCTTTTTCATTTGGGTTGGTGTAAGTAACATTTGCAAAAATAACGCGTTCTTGCGATGTAGGGCCCATAATTTTAAACTTCATGGAAAGATAAGAGCCAGTGCCTGCTGAAGTTGGCTTAAGCTCAGCCGACTCCATAATAGCTTGATACCAGCCAGCAGGAACTGGAACAAATTCTTCTGAAGGTGTAACACTGTTTGCATTAAATTGTAAAGTTGCCATTGTTTATTTTTTCCGATTGTTAAGTTGACCTAGCGTTAGCAGGTAGTTATTACTTCATGAAAGAAGCTTAATTATAACACGTATTTTTCCAGGATGCTTCGTACTTCTGAGCCGTCTGGGTAGGCTTTTTTCAGAGCCTTAGCAGCACGCTTACGACTATTGGCATCAGCTTCTTTTTCAATTGCCGATGACAATTCAGCTTCAACTTGCAATTGCTTTTTGTACTCAGTGTTATCAACACGTTGTACAATCCATTTGTAGTTGATGCCTTGCATCAGTTTAGGCTGAGCATGAACGGCAACAACATCAACAATGGTAAAGCCACTTGACGGTGTATCAACAACTACAACATCACCAACCATAATTTCATCGTCGAGTTTAGCCTTGTAGGTGTAAGTTTTTTGGTTTGCATCACGGAATTTACATTCAACTGTTGTGAATACAGTTGATACTGCTAAAAATAATGCTGCGCCTGATGTTGTCATGATTTCTTCCTCGGTGTGTAAAATTGTGATGTGTTTGGCATTGTATTTGAGGTGAGCCGGTAATAAATAGTTAGGGACTTTAGTGGCTAATCCGCCACCATACAAACCAGCCCAAAGTTTTTCTTGACTAAGCTCTTCAAGAGTTGGTTTTGCTTTTGGCAGTTGCAAGTTAAAATTAATCTTAACCCCTTTTAAATCAGTTACTGAGGCATCGCCAACTTGCTCAATATTTACTGAATCAATGGTAACCGTGTGAGTACCTGGTGGTAAAGGTTCTGCTGGTTTAACACTGTCAGCAAACTTAATGTCCATTTTTGGGACCGAGCAACATTCAATTGGAGTAAAGCCATCTTTAGCAAAAAATGTACCCATGCCGTATTCTTTCGTTGAAAAGCATTCAACGCCGTCCCAGTCAACGGTAAGGATTTTACCCTTATTAACCATAATATGTCTTTTTGACTTAGCAGTTGTTCTGGCAGCTCTTGTTGCGATTACTTGCATGATCTTGTTCCTTAATAAGCTTCAACAAATCGGTCGGATAAAGTACGCGGCTTTGGTAAAGTAGCATACACTGGTACTACTTGCCCACGTACTTCGTACTTAATTGAGTACTGTATACGCTTGCCTTGTACTTCTTGGTAGTACGGTCCAGAACTTTCTTGAACTCGTCTGCTGCCAAACATAGGGTTTGCATGGCACTTAGCTTCATACTCAGTTTTGTACATTTTGCTAACACCACTACCAATATTAAGGTCAAAACAATCCAACCTATAATCTGTGCGCTCATTATTTGCTCGTTTCGAGAGGGTATGAATACATTATATACGCATTCATACCCGTTGTAAACTTACGTTTTCAACTTTGCAAACAAATGTGCCAGTGACGGGAACTCATAAAGATCAAGAACGCCAGAGCGATCTTTAGCAGCATACTGCCAGTCAGGATGACAGCGTAAATAACGCTCAGACTTACCATTTTGCATTGGGCTAAGCTCTAACGCAAGAACTTCATCAAACAAGTATGGTAGTTGTTTAGATAGCTGTTGACCTGGCATCATAGGACCAAATGTAATACCACCTGTGACTTCATCCTTAACTTTATCAAGCTTAGCTAAGAACACAACATTATGGTTTGGCAAGTCACGAAATGACCGTAAGATTACCATCATATCTTCAGCAAGCTTGCCGTAAGCCTGACGGCCATCTTTAGCTGTTAGTCGTGCTTCAGCTAACACAACTTCAGCAATGTCTGTTACAGAGTCAAGGATGACTGTATCAAAGGCAAGCGCATCAGGTGATTCAGTTAGCCAGGTATAGACATCACCGAGCTTTTCCATTGTCTTACACGTAATGAATGGAATATTATAGCTGACGCCCGGGGTGTCCACACCAAAGACACGAGCAATGTTTACTGCACGCAAAGATAGCAAGCCACTTTCAGCCGAAAGTACTAACGGCTTAGGCGCAGTCGCACATAACATTGTCTTACCAACACCTGACGGACCGTAGATACATAGCTTTACGCAAGCTTCTTGCATAGTATTCTCAGTGTGCTCAATTAGCATTGGTAATTTAAATGCTTCAGTTTCCATCAGTTTCTTCCAAAGTGAACTTAATTGTTGGAGAGCCTGGCTTACTGATCAATGCGTCATTAACCAGCTCACGCATTTCTTCAGGAACTTTCTTATGGCCAGTTACCGAGTAAGTCAGTTTTGGCGGGAAAGCAGCGTCGTAGTAAGCATTACCAATCTGCTCACCAAATGCTTCAATTAAACCAGTACGAACTGCTTCAAGACCAGCTTCGTAAATAGTTGTATTGATTACACCTGTAGCCTCAATCTTATAACCGTCCATACGGAAGGTTGATGAGCCTTTTTTCTTTGCTTTGCCATCAGCAAGGAAAATATCAAATAGCTCGGTACGAAGAGCCATTTCGTTGGCAGTCGCTTTCTTAGCAGCATTTTGTGCAGCGATTAAAGCTTTAATTTTTTGAAGCATAAGGTGTTCCTTAGTTAAACTGACGAAGCCATTCTACCGCTTCTTCTACAGTGTGGATGGTATAATCAAACACAACAACGTTTTTATTACCAATTTGCGCCTGTGCAAACTCGCTGTAAAGCTCATATAACTCTGCGCGATTGTCAGCCACGCCGGCCATTTCTTCACGGTCAGCACTTGCATTAAGTACAATTTCAGGAGGAGGCAAACAGATAATCATTGGGATATTATCAACAGTAGACTTAATAAACAAGTCTAATTCGTCTGCGTGGATAACCTGATCACGACCGGTAATTTTATCGTAGATTTGCTGGCTTAACGCCATTGAACGGTCAAAGATTGTGTTAACAAACTTGTGTTCAGCAAGCCAGTAATAAAAGAAGTCTTTAGCACTGGCTGGGCGCACTTGATGAATACTTGCCATGTTAAGACGCTCAGCTAATGCTGTAGCTAAGGTTGATTTACCAGAGTTATCTGGACCTTCAATAATAAATGTAGCTTGCATGTTGTTTCCCGTTTAAGTTAAGATATTATATATTACTTTTTAACAATTCGCAAGTGGCCAACCACTTGCTGTTTTCTACGACTAATTGGTAAAAGATCTGTGGAGTTTAGCAAAACAACTTGCCAGTTAACTTGCTTGCTTTTAACAGAAGCAACTTGGTCGTTATTAACCAAATAGCTATTATGAATACGCGTAAAAGTATAAGGTAAACAGCACTGAAGACCCATTAAAGTATCTTCCATTAAGTGTTCCATACCATCAGTTGTATACGCAATCACATACTTTAGATCAGACTTAAAGTACATAATGTTTTCAGTAAAAATTGTACGGCTATGACCGCCAATATCTTTAAATGTAAACGCTAATAAGTCCATTTTGCTCATTTCGGCACCGTAAAGGTAGATTGCTTAGCCTTGTCCATATTAGCAAGGGCTTTCATAAGAACGTTATCACTCATCGCCCAATATACCTTGCATTGAGCTGGTGCCACTTAGACACACACCAGAAGGTTGAGCCAACTGCTGAAAAGTTATTAAAGAAGCCACCTTCTTTTTGAAGTCGCTTAGCCATTTTACGGTGGCCACGACGTGCTTTGCGTCTGTCTTCGCCAGCCTTTAGCTTACGGGCACGCATTAGACCTAAGTTATATTTCATCGTTCACTCCTTTTATACATACCACCACCATTTAAGATATGGTATGGGCTACGGCGATGTTCTTTATTCCAAGCAATCCGGCGTTCTTTTAATGCTTCGCGTTTAGCAACAGTTTCAGCATCATCAAACTTAGGCAAAGGTGCCATTACATCAGCTTGGTGTGGGTTAGCAAATAAGGCCATAAAGAATTTTAACATTTGACACGCTCCTTGTTCATAAGGAAGTCCTTATTAATAATATGAGATCATTATACTATATAAGAGAGTTGGTGTACACTGCTTCATTGCGCAAACAAATGAGTTTACTTAGCGGACAATATAATATATAATAGACTTTCGTTATAAAGGAGCAGGACATGACGCCAGAGCGGATTCTATTATACAAAGCACAAGCAGTGCGAGCGGCTATGGGTTTTACAAATGCGGCTAAAGCAAAGTCGTTTAACATTTCTAAATGTCATATCGATGCTGGTGCATTACCAAAGAGTGCATTCACTAAGGATATTCTGCGGTTTGTACGTGCACCTGATTACTACACTGATAAAGCAGGCTGTCTAGCCATAATGCTTGATGAACTACATTGGTTGTCTACCAATGGTTATTTAGTTTTAAAAATAGTTGATGGCACGCGTGTTAAAAGCCAACTATGCTATGTAATCACGGATAAATTACTTGAGGCTTAAGCATGTCAAGATTTAACTGGGATAGTATCCCGAAGCCTCTTCAGCAAATACAACGCTGGGCGGTATACCGTGCAGGACCAGTAGGTACGCATGGCCAATCTGAAATGTGGGTTATACCAGGAACTCGGTCTAAGTTTAAAGCCAACGATCCTAGTAATGCTTTAACCTTTAATAAAGCGCGCGCATACGCATCTTCTTTAAATACACAACATTCTTGTGAAGACTTCGGACCGGCTTATATTGTTGGGCCGGATCATGTTATTTTAGACTTTGACCATACCGAAGAAGAAAGCCTTGACCCTAAGATTAAAGCAGCTCAGTATGCTTTAATGGCAGAGATGCCTACATGGATTGAGCGTTCATCTTCACTTACAGGTTATCATGCTTTCTACGCGGCAGGCGGGAGAGGTTCTGCGTCTACCCGTGTTGACGAGCTTGAGCTTGATGTTAAGGGTAACAACTCATTCATTTACATGACTGGTAATGTTGTTACCGATAACGGTGGCATGCTTAGTGTAGCAGGTGACTTTGTAGCTAAGACACTTGAACACTCATTTGAAAAGCGTGACTTCATTAAGTCTAAGATTGACTGGCATCCTGAGTCATGCACAGATGAAGAGCTGTTTGAATTATATGCAGCTGAGCGTCCTGAGCAGTTACTCTTCTTACGTACATCGCAAGAACAAACAGGTATTGGTGAACAACGGTTTGCTGCCCTTAAAGACTTGATTGTACGGTCTATGAACTACGAGCAGATTGAGCGTGTATATTTAGAAGCACCGGCTTGTAGCTTTGAAAACAAATCTAATAAGCGAGGCTCAACAGACAAAACAGAAGAAGGTTATAAAGACTACTTACGTCGTGAGATACTTCGTGCTGCTAATGAATTGTCAATGTCGGGTCACTTCCATAAGCTGATGAAGTTTACCATGAAAGTACCTGGTGCGCCAAGTGAACCAGTGACTGAGCATAAGCTTGCACGTACTGCTCCATCAGAAGAATACAGATACCCACCATTATTTGGTATTGGTGCTAAGGCTCAAGAGAGCTTTGACTTATTAGGTGCATGCGCGCCTGATTTATCTGTGATGTCAACACTGAGCTTCTTAGCCATGGCGTGTGGAAGAAACTATGCTACACGGGGCTTTGACTTTGACTATGACAAATGGGGTATTAACAACGCATTGAATTATCTGAGCGTTGACTTCATGGTTGTAGCAGGCTCTAAGTCAGGCAAGTCAACAAGCATTGAACGCTTCACTAAGTTTGGCAAGTATATACCTGGCGACATGTTTGCAGCTAAAGCTTGGTGGTCCATGGAACGATCCACACAGTTCAGCCCGAAGTCGTTAAGCTCAAAGGTATTGCATAGCAAGGTAACAGCAAAGCCTGATGGTGTCTTATTGCATCTGGATGAGATTGGTATGATCCTTGAAGCGTCAGGTCAGATGGGCGGCCTTGAAGGTTGGATTAACTCTATCAATAATGCAAGGCAAGTTGATGGTGTGTTAAGAGCCCCAGAATTTACTGATGGCAAGAATAACTTAGCAGCAATTACTGACCCAGTGCTATCGCTAATTGCTACAGGTGTACCAAGCTCAATAGCCAAAGAGATTAAGAAGAATAGTCGTATGGATGGTGGCTTCTTATCAAGGTTTGTGATTGTCCTGTCTAACTCAATGCCAGAGAAGATTAAAGATACTCGCAAGCGGGCTTCATTCAGTGCACAGGCGATTGAAGAGATTAAGCTCAATGAAGAGTTCTTAGTGTGGCTTAATAAAGTGACGTTTAAGCGTGACAAGCCTATTGAGATTCGTTGGAGTGACTCAATCTCAGATAGCTTGCTTGAACGTGTTAAACAAGTGGCTAGCTTTGATGACGAGCAAAAGCTGACTATTCCTTTTAACCGGTACGATGATTACACAATCAAGTTGTCTGGACTAATGGCTGTGACTACTAATCCTGATGATCCTATCCACACTGACACAACACTTGAATGGGCGTTAGCTTATACACAGGCAGCTCGCGGAGGTGCTGCCGCTTTCCTATCCTTTCATAGCCAACCCGGAACTACTAAGCGGTCTGAACTCGAAGACGTCGACCTTACGGAAGTCTCTGACAGAATATATAAACTGGTGTCTTCGTTCATCGGTGATAAAATCGAAGGAACGGAAGCGCATACTAAACGCATTCAATATTACATGAGCCAACGACGCAAGGCTTATATAAACGCTATTGAGGAGAATGCAATAGACTTTATGTGTTTAGCTACAAACAAGAATACTTTGGGTTGTAGCAAGGTAGGATCTAAGTTAAATGAGATTATTGCTGCGGCAATTGACTTAGGAGTTAAAGACGGTCGGTTGAATGTTATATTAGTCAACGGACGAAAAGCTGTTCAAGCTCTAGCTTTAGAGTAACGCGTTGTCGACAACACAAAAGTATTGTCAAATCCTAAGTCCTTGTTTTTAATAGTGTTGTCAGTGTTGTCATGCGTTGTCAAAGGTGAGGTACCCAGAGTGCCTAGGGTGGTGTAGTCTAGGTAGGTATGGTATAAGGTAGGCTGTATATGTATGGCCTGCTTTGTACCCAGCTCCTATATACCTATCTATATATATTATATAATAACCCTTTATATTTATGACAACACAGACAACGCTGACAACGCATTGATTTTAAAGACTATTTTTTTTGACAATACTTTGACTACGTGACAACGCACATTTTTCCGAACTAGGAAACGCTGCCAACGCCAGATTCTAGTTCTGGTTTCAATAACTGATGATTGAAGGATGTATTGACATGGGTATTAACATACGGGCTAAAGGCCAGATCGGTGAACGGGAAGTTTGTGCCATTTTGGTCAGTCAAGGACTCTGTACTGAGGCAACTCGTGAACTTGATCAGGTTCGCATAGGCGGGTCGGATGTAGAGGCGCTTGCTCATATGTCGATTGAAGTAAAACGACAAGAGAAGGCTACTATTAAGGGTTACTGGGATCAGGTGACTATTTCAGCGGCAGCTGTGGGTAAGTGCCCATGTGTATGGTGGAGACCTAACAGGAAGGAATGGCTGGTTATGCTGCCAGCTGGAACTATACCAGAAGCTTATTTGCTTTATGGTATCCTATCGTGTGGAAAAGTGATCCCTAAAAACTATAAACACCTACAGTTTGTGCATTACAAAGACTTTTGTAATTGGTATAAAGCTAACTACGCAACTTACGTAGTGGCCTAGTTTCAAGGTGGCTGCACAGTTTCTGGACGGCTGCCCAGTTTCAAGGCAGCTTTCCATCTGGTGCCACTTGCCACTGCGCCATATACGTGTCTAGGTAGAATACTATAGAGAATTAGTGCTAAGGATGCTATTTAGATAAGCTTTATATAGATCGCCATAGCTCTGAATAGGGCTATGGCTTATGCTTTGCTATGTCTATATAGAGAATGAGGCAGAAGGTAATACGAAGGATGTACTTGAAGTGATGAATATCTGTGGTAAACCTATAAGCCTAAAATTTTTTCTGGCAATCGTATAAATCTAGATTGGCATTTGCCAGTATGTCTTCCTACATAATGTTTTTCTACGTATTGTATTTTAACATATTCAATTTCTACATAATCAATTTCTACATATTGCTCGAAAACATTATGTATTTACGCAATTGAGAGTGATAATAGCTCTCAACACACCAGACTGCATAATGTGATTTGACATACTGGACAAACTGTCTAGTGTATCTGATTTGATACAAACATTGTATCATAAATGTGACAAGTATGAAAATAAGTGTACAACCGACTATATTCATGCATCCAACAAAATAAACGTTTACAAACAGTCAGAAGTATGATATTCGCGCGCTTATTAATAGGCGTTATCATCTGGCATCAATAGGTTTTACCTACCAGACCGCTTCTATTGATTAGTTTATTTGTGTGTACAACTTCAATAAACCAATACACAATAGACCTATCAAATCAACAAACACTCCCAGGGAGTAAAGTCATGTTTAACTTTGCAATTGGTTATACTACATTAGTATTTGACTGTCAGGATGAAGTCATTGCTTTTGT